CACCGACAGTTTATTCTTGGAACGGCTCTAGCTGGTCATAGGAGAAAATCTGGATGCCAAGTAATAGGTCTAGCTCAGGAAACGGCGGAGTCATAGGTAAAGTTAATTCGTCTAGTTTTGGTAAGTGTACTGTTACAACTAAAACTTCTACAGGAAACGTTACAGCACAACCAGGAACAACACTCATTGATGCTTTTGTTGTTGGTGGTGGTGGTGCTGGTGCTTCTGATAGAGGTGGAGGAGGAGGTGCTGGTGGTGTCAGAACAATTTCAAATATATTTACAGGTAGTGCGGGAAGCGCAATTCCTGTAACCGTTGGTGCCGGTGGTGCAGCAGTGCCAGGACCAGGAGCAAATGGAAATGTGGGGACCGCTTCTAATGTAATTAGCTCTTGTTTTCAATCAGCAGGTGGAGGTGCAGGAGTTTATGCAGACTGCGCTCCCTCAAGTGTAAAAGACGGTGGATCAGGTGGTGGAGGTTTAGCATGTAAACCAGGTGGAGAAGGTAATATTCCTCCCGTATCACCAGCTCAAGGAAATCCAGGAGGTGGCTTTCCATCAGGAAGTTCACCAAAAAGTTTTGGTGGTGGTGGAGCAGGTGCTGCTGGTGGATGTGCATGTCGACCGGCGGGTGGCGCTGGAGGTGCAGGAGTTTGTGTCCCAGCTAGTTTTCCCTCTCCTATCTCTGCAGTTGGTGGTGGAGGTGGTGCTGGTAGTGATGCTGATGGAGCTTCTGCTGGAGCTGGCGGGTCTGGCGGTGGTGGAGCAGGTGGAGCAAGACCTGGTGGAACAGGTCAAGCAGGAACTGCAGGAACAGCCAATACTGGCGGTGGAGGTGGATCAGCAGGAGGTGGACCAGCTAACGCTAATTCAGGTGCTGGTGGTTCAGGAGTAGTTGTCGTAAAAGAATTATCAAAAGCAAGCGGTGTGTGGTCAATGCAAAGTCAGTTTAGTGCTATTAAATGTGAATCATGGCCAAAAGTTCTTATAGATTTAGATTATATGGTCGTTGCAGGTGGCGGTGGTGCTGGTGGAGCTGTGCCAGATAATACAACAGGTGGAGGAGGCGGAGCTGGTGGTTATCGTGCTTCTGGTTTTGGTCCATCTCCTTTACGAGGTTCAGCATTAACATTAGAATCAGGAAGTTATTCCGTTACAGTAGGAGCGGGTGGAGCAGGTGGAAACCCAGCTGGATCTCCAAGTATATCAGCAGCAGGTTCAAATTCAGTATTTTCAACAATCACATCCGCAGGTGGAGGAGGTGGTAAAAAATATGATCCAGGTGGAGGCGCTCAGTCTCATGCTAATGGAGGTTCCGGAGGTGGAGGAACATCAGGATGTAGTTCAGGTGGATCGCCTTTAACTGGAGGTACAGGAAATACACCACCAGTCAGTCCATCACAAGGAAATGCAGGTGGAAATGGTATAGCTTGTCATCAACCTTATTCACGAGCAGGTGGCGGTGGTGGAGCAACTGCAGCCGGAACTGCGGGTGGAAATAATACCGGTGGATGTGGTGGAGCAGGAGCACCAAACACTATCACAGGCTCTGACGTATCTTACGCAGGCGGTGGCGGTGGAGGTGGAGGTAACTCTGGAACTTCTTCTGGCGGTGCTGGCGGTGGCGCAGCAGGTAAAGCTATGGGACCATCAACAACTGGAAACTCTGGAACAGCTAATACTGGAGGAGGCGGTGGAGGTGTTGGATCTCCAAGTTCAGGAATAATCTCAACTGGTGGAACAGGTGGCTCTGGTGTTGTGGTTATAAGATCACCAGCAGGCACAACTTTATCAGTAGCACCATGTACAAATAGCGTATGCACTGTTTGTGGAGCTACAGTTGCAACATTTACAGTTTCTGGAACCTTGACAGTCGGTTAAAAAATGATATCTTTTTATCAGAAGGTATGAATTTACAAAATTATTATTGGTTTTTTAAATCTGCGCTTACGCCTAGATTTTGTGATGAGTTAATTGAATATGGAAACTTACAACGTGAACAAGTTGCTCTAACAGGTGGCCAAACTAAAAAAACAGAGAAAGGTCAAAAGTTAGATAAAAAAGATATTAAAGATTTAAAACAAAAAAGAGATTCTAATATCGTATGGATGAATGATCGTTGGGTATATAAAGAAATACACCCTTATATTCATCAAGCAAACGCAAGCGCTGGATGGAATTTTGATTGGGATTTTTCAGAATCTTGTCAGTTTACAAAATATAAACTTAATCAATTTTATGATTGGCACTGTGATAGTTGGGAAACCCCATACAATAATCCAGATAATCAAAACTCACATGGTAAAATTAGAAAACTATCGGTTACCTGTTGTTTATCAGATCCTAAAAATTATAAAGGTGGTGAGTTAGAGTTTCAGTTTAGAAATATGGATGATTCGAGTATAAGCAGAACCTGCACTGAAATACTACCACGTGGTTCTATTGTTGTGTTTCCATCTTTTGTGTGGCATAGAGTAAAACCTGTAACAAAGGGAACAAGATATTCTTTAGTGATTTGGAACTTAGGATATCCATTTAGATAGGAGAAAGCATGGCAAAAACAGATGATTTACAAACATCATTTTATTTTCAAACACCAATTTACCATATTGAAATACCAGAATGGGTGGATCACGTTGATAAAGTGTGTAACAAATATATTAAACAAGCTAGAAAAAATAATCAAAAGACAATTAAAAAAAGAGAAAAAGAGTGGAAGAAAAAAGGTTTAGGAGATGTAAACATGTCTCATCACTCAGGATCATTAATTAATGACCCAGATTTAAAAGAGTTTCAAAACTATGTTGGAGCAACCTCATGGAATGTTCTTGATAGCATGGGTTATGATCTATCTAACTATGAATTATTTTGGACAGAGTTTTGGGTACAACATTTTGCTGATAAAGGTGGCGGACATCACGAAGGTCATATTCATTATGATAATCATGTTTCTGGTTTTTATTTTTTACGTTGTAGTGAAAAAACATCAATGCCAGTATTTCATGATCCAAGACAAGCCAAACTTATGAATGATCTCCCACAAAAAAATGCAGATGAGGTAACACCAACTTCACCTTTAATTCATTATAAACCAAAACCAGGCACAATGATTTTTATTCCAGCTTATTTAGAGCATCAATATACCGTTGATCCTGGAGTGGAAGACTTTAGATTTATTCATTTTAATTTACAAGCAGTAAGAAAAATGATTACTGAAACAGTTAGAAACCAAGTTAAAGGAGGAAAGAAAAAATGAGTTTTAAAAAATTAGGATATACCGTTATTAAAAAAGCAGTGGATCCAAAGATTGCTGATTTTGTTTACAGATATTTTTTACTTAAAAGGAAAGTTGCAAGAACGTTTTATGATACCAGATACATCTCACCTTTCACTACAGAGTTTGGTGTTTGGAATGATCAGCAAGTTCCTGAAACGTATTCTCACTATGGAGATATTGCAATGGAGCAGTTATTAGCAGATGTAAAACCTGTAATGGAAAAAGAGACAGGACTTAAATTAATTGAAACTTATTCTTATGCTAGGATTTATAAAAAAGGTGATATCTTACATAAACACAAAGATCGCTTTTCTTGTGAAATATCAACTACATTAAATCTTGGTGGGGATAAATGGCCAATTTATATTGAACCAAATTCTAAAAAAGGTGGTGTTGGTAAAGATGGTCAATACGTAAAATCAGATTCAAAAGGTGTAAAAGTAGATTTAAAACCTGGAGACATGCTAGTTTACCGAGGCAATATTTTAGAACACTGGAGAGATGCTTTTAAAGGCACTGACTGCGGACAAGTTTTTTTACATTACAACAACGCTAAAACAAAAGGCTCTAAAGAAAATCAATTTGATAAGAGACCACATCTTGGTCTTCCATCCTGGTTCAAAAAGTGATATAGTTTTTTAATGCTAAGGTGGACCTCACCGATCATACCACCGGTCTACCTTGGCGTTAAATAATACGAGGTAGATTATGTTACAAAAATTAAGGTTTGCACCAGGAATAAATAAACAAGTTAGTTCGTCTAGTGGTGAGGGACAATGGACTGATGGTGATAATATTAGATTTAGATATGGGATTCCTGAAAAGATAGGCGGTTGGACCCAACTTGGTGATACAAAAATTACGGGTCGTAATACAGCTATTCATCACTTTGTAACAACAGCTGGTATTAAATATGCAGCACTTGGAACTAATAGAGTATTGTATGTTTATTCAGGTGGTGTTTTCTACGACATCCATCCAATTAAATCGACAACAACATTAACAAGTGCGTTTACAACTACTAATGGATCATCAACGGTTACCATTACATTTGCTAGTGCACACAACATTGAAAATGTTGGAGATATTATTTTACTAGATAACTTTTCATCAATCACTAATTCTAATTTTGTATCTACGGATTTTGATAACAAAAAATTTGCAGTCACTACTATTCCATCTGATACGACGATCACGATTACCATGCCATCTAATGAGTCTGGTTCTGGTGCAACGACATCTGGGGGTATACGAGTTCAGTATTATTATCCTGTAGGTCTAGCATTAGAGACAGCTGCAACGGGTTGGGGCCTTGGACAATGGGGTGGTCGATTATCAGGACAGTTTACATCAACGCTATCCTCATCTCTAACTGATAGCGCTACAAGTTTAACGATGGCAAGTTCATCTTCGTTCTCTTCATCTGGAACAGTATTGATTGGAACTGAACTTATTGCTTACACAGCAAACAATGACTCTGGAACACTATCAGGTTTAACAAGAGGATCACAAGGAACTACGGCTGCTGCGCATAGTTCTGGAGCAACGGTAACGGATGCTGCATCTTTTGCTGCTTGGAACAGTGCGCCATCAGGAGATGTTGTTACTGCACCAGGAATCTGGTCTCTTGATAACTTTGGTAATTTATTAATTGCAACGATTAACGGTGGTGAAACATTTAGTTGGAACTCAGAAGCAACCGCTGCGAACTCAACACGTGCAACAATATTAGCAAACGCACCAACAGCAACCGCACAAACTTTAGTTTCTGCACCAGATCGACACTTAATATTTTTTGGAACTGAAACAACGATTGGTACAAAGTCAACTAAAGATCCAATGTTTATCAGGTTCTCAGATCAAGAAAGTATTGATGCAACAACATCGTATGCTCCATCATCAACCAATACTGCCGGTACACAGAGACTGGCCGACGGATCACGGATCGTTGGAGCCATTCGTGGTCGTGATGCAATTTATGTTTGGACCGACACGGCATTATTTATTATGCGTTTTGTTGGACCACCATTTACATTCTCGTTTCAACAAGTTGGAACGAACTGTGGTTTGATTGGACAGAACGCTGCCGTTGAAGTTGATGGAACAGCTTACTGGATGTCAGAGAATGGTTTTTTTAGATACACTGGTAAACTAGAATCATTACCGTGTTTAGTTGAAGATCATGTTTACGATGATTTAAATACAACGCCAAGACAACATATCAACGCTGGACTGAATAATTTGTTTGGTGAAGTGATGTGGTTCTATCCAAATGCTGGATCGAACACAGTTAATCGAATGGTCTCTTATAATTATTTAGACTCAACAGCGGAAAGACCAATCTGGTCAATTGGCACACTAGACCGAACCTCTTGGTCTGATTCTGCAGTTTTTGGTAAACCACACGCAACAGACTATGATGATAGTTCAAATGTAAGTTCTACATCAACAACGTATGTGCAAGGTAATCAAGATGGTTGCTCTGTTTACTATCAACATGAAACAGGACTCAACCAAGTTTTAGCAGGACAAACTACAGCGATTGCTGCAAATATAAAATCAGGTGATTTTGATATTGGTCAGCGTGAAGGATTACAAGGTGATGGTGATACCATGATGAGAGTCAGCCGTGTGTTACCAGACTTTTTATCGCAAACAGGAAACGCAACAATACAATTAGATTTAAGAGATTTTCCAAACGATACTGCAGCAAGCTCATCACTTGGTCCATTTACTGTTAGCCCTGCTACACAAAAAATAGACACACGAGCTAGAGCTAGATTTATAGCACTCAAAGTTTCTAATGATTCTACAGATCAGTTTTGGAGACTTGGAACATTTAGAATAGATTACAACTCGGATGGTAGAAGATAATGGCTAAAATTGTACAATCACTAACACAACCGAACCAAGAGTATGATGTTATCACAGCAAGATCACTGGTTCGTGATATTGATGGTATTGTGCAAAAATTAAATACAACATATCAACAAGACTTAAAGGATGAAGTTGAAGCACAAAACTTCTTTTTAAATTAATGGCTAATACATTTATTAATAAAAAAGCAGATCTAACAACAACGAGTGCAACCACACTATACACGGTTCCTACTGCAACAACCTCGGTGATTAGATCTATACTTGTGTCTGAAGACTCAGGGAACGCGGACACTATAACGGTGACTATTACCGATACATCAGATGCGGTGTTTAGTTTATTTAAAACAAAATCTATTAGTGCAAATGGAACAACAGAATTACTAACAAATCCTATCGTAGCTACAGAGTCCGAAGTTATAAAAGTAACGGCTGCTACAGCAAATAGGCTACATGTGGTATTATCAGCGCTAGAAATAAAGCCAAGAGAGGTGACAACATAGTGTTGATTTATCTTGCAAAAACTAGTAGATATAGAGGTTCAGGTGAAATCCCTGCTGTTTAGTTAGGATGACAAACAACGATATGCAGGTGATTATTGGTTTTTATAAAAAATTTGACCGATACAAAGAAAACACCAACGAAGACTTGTATCAACATGTCCTGCCATCTTTTCAATTAAAACAATATAAAATACACAAAGACGGAGAAAACGTGATTGCTTTTACAAATTGGGCTTTTTTAAATAAAGAAGCTGAAAACAGATATGTTAAAACTGCTGAGTTAAATCCAGAAGATTGGAATAGTGGTAATCAACCATGGCACATTGATACCTTATGTATTGGCAACATTTTAAAAGTTCACCGTTGGACTAAAAAATATTTTACAGATTTATTAGGAGCAAACAAAACAGTGAGTTGGCTAAGAGTTTTAGCTAATGGAAAAATTAAAAGACAAACAAAAACTTTGACAAAAAAAATATGGGATCAGTAGTAAGAAAAATAACAAAACCGATTAAAAAAGTTGTTAAAAAAGTTACCAAAAGTCCTTTAGGTAAAGCTGCGCTTTTAGCTGGAGGTGGTTATTTTCTTGCTCCCTCTCTTTTTGCTGGAGGTGCTGGATTAGGATCTTTGGCAACCGGTGCAGGAAGACAAGTGTTTTTTCAAGAGGCTTTAAAAAGAGCTGCTATTAATGCTGCCGCACAAGGTTTGGGTGGGGGTAAAGTAGATTTAAAAAGTGCGTTAGTATCTGGAGGTGTAGGTGCATTTGTTCCAACAGTAGGACCTATCTCTGGAATTGAAAACCAAGTATTAAGAGAAGCTGCAATCGGTGGTATAACAAATTTAGGAACACAAGCAGCATTAGGTCGAGATATTAATCTAGGACAGGCTGCACTTGCTGGAGGTCTTTCTGGAGGATTACAGGGTTTACAAAACGTAAGAGCTGACAGAACTTTTTTTGGCGGTGATCCTACAACGACACCTACACCTTTTACACCAGAAACAAGAGTTGTTCCGGGAAGTGGTGTAGTAGAAACCTCTAACCGCGGTCCTGCTTTTGATAAAAATGTTCCTGACGTTGCAACGAGTGGTGCTTTTTCAGATGTAGAGTTTGATCTTCCTGGAGGAGCAGTAGGTGTTGAATCTATACCAGGAAAACTTGGTCAAACTGTACAAACGAGACTTACACCTGTAGAACCAGGAGTCGCTGGTGAGGTTATTGAAGGCGCTGTTAGACGACCAACAATAGGTCAAAGAATATCTGGTGTTGGAGAAGGTATCAAAGGAGTGTTTGCAAAAGATGCAACTATTGGAGATAGAGCAGCTTCTGCTTTAGGTTCTTTAAAAGAATTAACAGGAACAGCTGCAGATCGACCAATTCTTTCTGCTGTTGCTTTAGGAACACTTGTTGCTTCAGCTAATGCACCTCAAGAAGAAGATGAAACTGATCAAGAATTTAAAAAAAGAAAATCTAATGTAAGTAAATATTTAAGACAATACGGAAGTAAGTTTTATAGTGGTGATGAGTTAGATACTTTTGTTAACTCATATTTAACAGAGTATGCAAAGGGAGGGGTTGTTTCTTTAAACACTTCAAGAGATATGTATCTTAAAGGTGGTAAAGTTTATTTAGAAGAAGGTGGCCAACCAGAGGATATGGTAAGCTATACAGATTTTCCTGGTGGTGTAATTTACATGGATCCAGAAGGTAATCCGATTAGTAAAGAAGAATTTTTAAGAAGAACTATGGAAGCTGAAGAAGAAGAGGAAAGACAAATAAAACAACAATTAGATATTGATGAAGATAAAGAAGCACCTTCTATTAAAAAAGCAGAGGGTGGTATTGCAGAAATAGACCTAAGAGAAAAAGGTGGATTTGTTCCTATGGGTAAAAAAGAGAAAGCAGATGATGTACCAGCTATGCTTAGTAAAAATGAATTTGTTATGACCGCTGATGCTGTTAGAGGCATTGGTAAAGGTAATGTTGAAAAAGGTGCTCAAAGATTATATAACCTTATGGGTGAAGCAGAAAAAGTAGGAAGAGGAGTAGCATAATGGCTGAAACAACAGTAACAAGACAATTACCAGCAGAATTTATTGAAGCGTTAGGTAAAACTTACGCTGATCAACTAACAGATGTTGCAGCAAGACCTATTGATACAGCTTCTTTTGCACCGTCTGTTGCAGCACAAGATCCATTACAAACTCAAGCTGCACAACTTGCAGCTTCCGGTGTTGGATCATTTCAACCTTTTGTAACTGCAGCACAACAAGCAGCAACACAAGCGGGCACCACACTTGGTGGAGTTCCTGCAGCCATTACTGCAGCAGATTTAAGATTAGCAAATGTTCCTGCAGCAATCACAGCTGCACAACAAGGACTAACGACAGCTGGAACAGAATTGACAGGAGCAGGTACAACATTAGGAGGGGCACAACCATTCCTTACTCAAGCAGCAGGGCTCACGGGCCCAACCTCATATACAAATTTTTTATCCCCTTTCCAACAAGATGTTATTGATACAACACTTACAGAGTTTGATCGACAATCAGCAGCAAGACAAGCTCAACAATCAGCGGCAGCATTAGGAGTGCCTGGTGCTTTTGGTGGTGGTCGAGAGGGAGTTTTACAAGCAGAGTTTCAAGCAGGGTCAGATAGAAACAGAGCAGCTTTGCAAGCAGAATTATTACAAAAAGGTTTTGAACAAGCACAACAATTAGCGGGTCAAGACTTCACTAGAAGGTTAGGTTTAGCGCAAGCACAGTCAGGACTTGCTGGACAACAAGCATCATTAGCTCAACAAAGAGCAGGACTTGCAGGTCAACAATTAGGTATTGGTCAAGCTGAACAAAGTCTAGCACAATCTGCATTAGGTATTGGTGGGGCACAACAAAGTTTAGCACAACAACAATTAGGCACAGGTCAGTTTCAAACAGGTCTTGCCTCTTTAGTGCCACAATTACAAAGAGCTGAGATTAATCAACTTGGAACTGTTGGTGGTGCTCAACAAGCATTCGCTCAAGCACAATTAGACGCTGCAGCAAACGCAGCAAGAGAAGCTGCATTTGAACCTGTTCAAAGAACAGGTTTCTTTGGAGCAGGAGTTACAGGTTTAATGGGTGGATATCCAGGTCAAATTCAATTCCAAACAACACCTAGCCCTAGTCCATTACAAACTGCACTAGGAGCAGGGGCGACGTTTGCAGGAATCTATGGAGGTTTAGGAGGAAAATTTCCTAAACTATTTGGATAATGAGTCAAATTTTAAAAAGACCGATGTTTAAAAAAGGTGGTCCTGTTATGGAAGGGATCATGGATGGTATTGTTGATAGACAACAGATGCAAACAGGTGGTCCTGCGGGTAGGTTCTTTCAAGGAACACGATCAGTTAATCCTCTTGATCCTAGAGGAATTTTTACTAGAACAGCGACTTCAACTATTCCTACTACACCGGGTCCATTTCAAGGACCCCCAACACCTACATTTGGACAAAGGTTTAAATCTCGATTTATTCGTTTAGGTCGAGCAGGAAAAACTTTAGGAAGAGTAGGCACTGGACTCGCAAGGCAAGGTATAAGATCAATTCCTGCCCTTGTTACGACCCCAGTTGGAGCAGCTGTTGCACTTCCATCTGCTGTAGGTATCACAGCTGTAGCTGCGGACCAAATTGCAGAGGCTGCAAGAAGAAGAGGAGAGTTTACTATTGAAGGTGAAAAATTTGATCCTAGATCTGTTGAAGAGGGAGGCCAAGGCGAAGTTATTGATCAAGGCACTATTGGAGATTTAACTTTTACAGAACAAGAGCTAGCAGGATCTGAAGGTTTACCAACAGACAGATCAGTAAGTCGTAGAGATGTTGAGAGAGTTAGAAAAGCAAAGTTAGAGGAGCTTCAAAAAGAACAAATAGCAGCTCGAATAAAAAGACCCGGCGGTCTTGATAATGTTTCTTTATCTCCAGTAGAGCTATCTCGATTAGGTATTGATCCTGCAACAGGTAAAACGGCAAGAGAAAGAACACCAGGTTTAGGAGAGATGGGAGAAAAAACAGATGATCCTGAAAAAACTTTAATGGATGCTTATAAAGAAAATATCGGTGTTATTGAACAAGTATTAAATACAAGTGATGAAGACACTAAAGCACAATTATATTTACAACTTGCAAATTTTGGTGCGAGACTTGCTTCACAACCAGGTGGTAGTTTAACTAGAGCGATAGGTAAAGCAGCAGAAAAACCATTAGAAGGTGTATCTAAAGTTATATCAGATAGAGCAAAAGAGAAGAGAGAAATAAAAACACTAGCACTTTCAAAAGCATTTGAAGATGTTAAACCAACAGAATTAGAAAAACAAGTTGATGCGGTTAGAAGAATATTAGGTGGAACAAGAGAAGAAGCATTAAAATTTATTAAAGGTGATGTTAGAAGTCCTGCTCAAATAGCAGCAGATGATAAAGTTATAGTTGAAACAGCGAAAGAAAACGGTCTTAACCCTACTGTGTTTAAAATTAGCGCTAAGAAAGTTTTACAACTTCCTAACGGAGCTAGTATTTATGCAAAAGCATTAGACCCTAAAAACAAAGAAGTTGATGCAAAGGATATGGTCCCAGGTGAATATTACACACAACAATCACAAATCGTTCGTTACATGCCATTCAAACAAAAACCTTTACAAGAACCAGGAGACCCTGGATTCACAGAAAAAGTATCAAAGACAACACCATAGGAGAAAATTATGGCCCTAAGCTTTGAAGATCTTTATGGAACTAAAGAAGCAAAAAGAAGAAAAGATGCAGAAGATGTTGGTTTTATAGAATCAGCACTTGCTGGTGTAGCAACAGGTATTATTAATATACCCAAAGGAGTTATATCTTTAGGAGCAGAAGTTTTTGATTTAGTTGGAAACACAAATACAGCAGCATCTGTAGAAAAATTTTTTGATGACCTTAATCCATTTGATGATGAAGCTGAAGCTCGAACCATTGGTAGAATTACACAAGCTTTATCTCAGATAGGTATACCTGCTTTTCAAGGAGCAAAGATTGGTATGGACATGGCAAAAAAAGCAATCGATGCAAGAAAGGCTGGTAATTATCAACAATTATCTCGTTTAGGAAAAATAATAAATAACGTAAAAACTTCTCAACTTGCTGGAGGTATTGGAGGGGCAGCAGTTGGTGAAGCTTTAGTTTCAGATGAAGACATAGGAACTTTAGGTGACATGTTAAAAGGAACCTCTTTAGAACCATTTGCTATTACTATGATGAATAGAGAGGACAAGGAGGGAAGAGAAGAAGCTTTTCGTAAATTAACCAATAGAGTTAAGTTTGCTGTTGATGGATCTTTATTTAATTTAGGAATTGCAGGAGGTGCTAAAGGTATTCAAGCACTTAGAAAACCAAGCGAAAAAGGTTTATTAAGATATGACCCTAATGACTTAAAAGAAACTTATCAAAAATATGTTCAATATGGTCTTGGTAAAGCAGGAATGTTACCTGAACAAGTTTTTGAAACTAAAAGACTTGGTCTTGACGCAGCTGAAGCAATTAAGTTTGATGCTGGTCAAAAGGTTGAAAAATTATTTGAGTCTGTAAAAAAAATTGTTCCAAAAATAGAAAATAGTATTTTTAAAAATGAAGAGGGAGTTTTAAAAGAAATACAAAATATTATGCAACCCGTGCCCGGTGAATTACCAAAAACACTAAAAGATGATATTACTAAACTTCCAGCTCTTGTAGAAAAAAAATCAGGTCTTGTAAATACAGCCAGAAATAAACTTCAGTTTGAAGAAAGTAGAGGTCTTGGTGAAACGCCATCAGGATATAGAAAACTTATAACAGAAGAAGGGCCAGACGGATTTTTTAAACCTAGTGACTATGTTGTTACTAAAGGTGGTAAAATGGATAAGTTTTTAGAAAACATTAGAAAAAGCGTAGGTGGGCAAGAAGGTCTACAGGTTGCTGATGATTTTGAATTAATTATAAAAGAAATGAGAACTGGAGTAGATAATATGACGGGTAAAATATTATCTAAAGAACTTCAATCTGATTTATCTATTAAACTTCAAAATGAAATAGGTAACTATTTAACTGCAGACTATAGAAAATTTAATACTACAACACTTCCTTTTTTTAGAACAATGGCTGCAAATGCTCAAAAAGAAGAGGCATTAAAACATTTAACAGATGCACAAGTTAAAAGTGTAGCGACTGAAAAAGGTTTATCACCCGAACAAGTTATTAATGATAAAAATCTTTTTGATTTAGCTGAACGTAGAGCACAAGACCAAATGAATAAGTATGTAACAACAAAAAGTATAGATGAAATAGACCCAACAGTTGTCGATGGTATTGAGGGAAATGCTGGAAAATCTAAAAATGCTGCTGAAACAAAATTAGAACAAGAGGTTATAAGGGTGGATCCATCTATTTTAAAAGAAAAAAAACTAGATGAGTTTCAAGAAATAATTTTTGGTAGAATAAAAGACCCTAAACACACATATCTTTCTAGTATGAGTAAAATGGCTAGCTTAAACCACACATTAGATTTGATGGAGGATATCGGAAAAATAGGAGCAAAAGGAACGTATAATAGTTTAGATGATTTAGCCACTTCTCCTAAATTTGTTTTTGGTGATGGTACACAAGATGGTGCAATTAGAGAATTATTGGGTTTTTCTCCTATTCAACAATTAACTAAAGATCAAAAAGAAAAAGCTTTATCTATTTTAAATGATCCAAAACAATTTAAAAAAGTAGATGTTACCAAAAGTAAAGATCTAATAGGATTAAATCCATTAGAGGGTAAATATATTAGAGCACCTATTTATGATGATATATTTGAAACAACAGCTCAATTTTTAAATACAAGTAAAATAGGTTTTGCATATAAATATGGGGTCTTAGCACCAAAAGCTATTTCTCAAATAACAAAAACAATTTTATCACCTATTACTCATGCTAGAAACTTAATTAGTGCTGGTGCTTTTGCTGCAGCCAATGGTGCTATAGTTCCAATGGGAACAGATTTTAGTGCATTGCTTCCTAAATCTTTAGGTGGTGACATATTTACAACGGCAAAAACTGGAGAGGGTTTATTAGAAACAGCTAAAAGATTAACTTATGGAAGAATAAAAGGGACAATGACAGCTGCTGATCAAGATTTGTACAAGAGATTATTAAAGGTAGGTATGGCAAAAACAAATCCAATAGCAGGTGAACTTCAAAGATTAGGAATGGATTTTTATAAAAATGCTTTCACAGACCCCACTGCTTTTAATAAAGCTTTTAGAGGCAGTATTGATGTAACGCAAAAAATTAAGAGAATATATGGAAAAGTACAAGATGCTTACGTTGCTGAGGATGATTTTTGGAAAGTTATAACTTGGGGTTTAGAACGTAATCGTTATGAAGATATTCTTTCTAAAAGTGGAATAACCACACAAAATTTTCAAAAAGTTTTAAAGGGAGAACAGGTACAAGGTGTTACTGAACAAGTAAGAAAATTTATGAGAGATGGTGTTAAAAGAAATTTTGACTCTGTAGATAATATTTATAAAGGAACATACGAAGAATTTTTAGATGAGTTTGCAGCAAATATTTCTCGTAATACAGTTCCAAATTATTCTTATGTTGGAAGAGCGGGACAAGCTTTACGTCTGTCTCCTTTTGGGAACTTTATTGCTTTTCCATTAGAGATAATAAGAACAGGTTCAAATATCATAGAACAAGCAATTAAAGAAAGAGCAAGTGGTATTCCTGAACTAGTAAGTTTAGGTAACAAAAGATTACTTAGTTTTGGAGCAACGGTGGGTGGTATACCAAAAATAACTCAAGAAACATTTAAAGCGATGCATGATGTCAGTGAAGAAGAAATGAATGCACTTAGAAGAGTTGTTCCACCTTGGTCTAAAAACTCAACATTGTTACCGACAGGCAGAGATAAAAATGGTTATTTAAAATACGTAGACTTTAGTTATTCTAATGCATACGATACTTTGCTTAGACCTTTTCAAACTGTGTTTAATGCTATTGCTGAAGGTAAAAATGACGAGTCTTCTTTAAAACAATCACTAGCGCAAGGATTACAAGAAGGAACAGTTGAACTTTTAAAACCTTTTACCGACGAATCTATCTTTACTGAAGCTTTAGTTGATTCAACAATTAGACGAGGTATAGGAAGAGACGGACGTAGGGTTTGGTCTGAGGCAGATGATCCATTTGTTAAAATAGCAAAAGGTGTTGGACACGTTGCAAAATCATTTGAGCCTGGATCTTATCGTCAACTAGTGAGAATTGGAGACACCTTGCTTGGAAAAACAGACCCTAAGTTTGGTCAAGAATATGAATTGTTTGATGAGCTGCCTGGTTTGTTTGGTTTTAGAAGTATACAATCAAATCCTGAACGATCTTTAAAATTTAAAACCACAGCTTTTGGTAGAGACTTAAAAAAAGCTGAAAATTTGTTTACAGCTCCGTTACTAAGAGGTGGTCGAGTTACACCTCAACAAGTAGTAAACACCTATCAGAATTCAGAGATGAGAAGATTTGAAGTATTAAAAACTATGGCTAAAGATGTTGAAGCTATGAAAAAATTAGGAATGTCTGAATTTAAAATTCGAAGAGAGCTGAGAAAAAGAAAAGGATTATCTAAAGATATTGTTAATGATTTACTCTTAGGTACCTACACTCCAAAAAGACCTTCTAGTTTTTTTGTCACAAGAATTAATGAAATCAACAGAGATTTAAATGAAAAAGAAAATGTAAATATTCCTAATCCATACCTTGTTGCTTTACCTACATTAAATGGAGTTATTAATAGAAATAGAAGAGTAAATTTATTAGAAGAAAACTTAAAACTTGTGGATTTAGGTGGCACGGTAACTGATCCTAGAGCAACAGAAATACAAACACCTCCTTTAGGTCCAACACCAGCACCTGATCCTGACGTAGTTCAGACACAAACACCGTTGACGTCAGAGCAAACTATCGATAGAATTAGAGCCTTTGGAGGAAGATAATGGCAAAAGAACCTAAAACAACTGGAGAACATATTGTAGCTTTGTATGGTTACATTACCGGACTTAAAAAAGATATTAACACCATTAAGAACAATCACCTCAAACACATGCATCAAGACATTGATAAGACCTCTAAAAAGATAGACTACGTCCTAGGACTCATTATTACTGGACTAGCTTTTTTAGCTGCAAAAGGCCTAGATCTACTATAAAAATCCTTCCTGAGAGCCTTAATTTTTAACGAAACAACTCTTCCATGACCCACGGTGACCCCTGTATTTTGACTAAATCCAGTCTTTTAATTCTTCACCCATAATGGTAGAGGCAATGTCTATTTTTTTACGAAGAGCTTTAACAATCTTTTCATCAACCGTGCCTTCAGCCAAGAGATCAATATAGGTCATGGGTTTTGTTTGACCAATACGATCAATCCTTGCTTCAGACTGTTGACGTTTTTCTAAATCATAACCATTAGAATAATAGATCATGGTCGATGCACCTGTGAGTGTAATCCCGTAGCCCCCTGTTTGTGGTGTGCCGACTAAAAATCTAACTTTGCTTTTTGGATCCTGCATTTGTTTAATTGCTTCTTGTCTTTGATCAGAAGAAGTATCTCCATAGTAAGTAACCACAGAGTTATCACCATAGTCTTTTTTTAACTGTTCGACAATTGTTTCTATATCGTTTCTCCAATGTGCCCATATCACAACTTTTCCACTAACTTCATTTAATATGTTAGTAAGTTCAGTGATTCTTTCATTCTTTAAAACTTGAACTGTACCGTCATCAGACTTGAAGTGTCCACAAGTAATCTGGTGTAGTCTCATAAGTTGAGTTAATACGGTAGCTGTAGTTGTAACCTTACCATTAAGTTCGGCTAAAGCTAACTGTTTCATTTGATCATAAAGTTTAGATTGTTCTGATGTTAATTGTATGATTCGTTTCATGTAAGTTTTTTTAGGTAAATCTAAACAATCATCTTTTAAAACTCTGTAAGAAAAAGGTTTTAGTTTCTCGGACAGTTCTGCTAGATTTCTATAACCCAC